GTTACTACAAGATCAGGTAAACGCCGCTTTATCAGATGAGGATGAGGATGGTCAGTTAGTTTATGATAAGGTTCCAGACTACATACTGGAGCATAATCTAATATTCCCTGATCCATTTGGCACTACAGACAGATCTCACATAGCCATACCGATGCCTTATGGTATGAACATGGCTGTAAATATCGGGCGTTCACTTAGCAGAATGGTAAGAGGTGGATACTCTCCATCGGAAGCCGCAGACTCAGCGGTAATGACAATGATTGATACAATAAATCCACTTGGCGGCACAGAAAGTTTTGCTAACTTTGTAGCGCCTACAATTGCAGATCCGTTTATTGATTTGGTAGAAAACGAGGACTTTGCTGAAAAGCCAATATATAAAGAGACATCTCCGTTTGATCCCACACCACCACCAGATAGTCAGTTGTACTGGTCAACAACATCTCCTTCAGCCAAGTGGATAGCGAACTGGCTAAATAGTCTTGATGGATCTACTATAGAAAAAGGAACTCTTGATGTATCCCCAGATGTTCTTGAGTTCTGGGTGGGCTATCTCACAGGCGGCATAGGAAGATTTGTGCAGAGGACAGGTGACTTTGCCGCTGTTACATTGCCAGAAGCTCTGGAGGAGGGCTTCTCAGATGAGATGATCAGGCAGATACCTTTTGGTAGAAAGGTTGTGTATTCAGTGTCTGACAGAGAAGACTTAGGCACATACATAGATAAAAGAGACAGAGTCCTGCAAGCAAGAGAAGTGCTGATGGATGGCTTGGAAAGGGGCGATCAAGCCTTAATTAATAGAGCAAGAGAAAAATATGCAGACGAGCTGCGTATCGCAGGAACTATAAAATCTATCAACAATGGACGGAACAGACTCCTTCGGAAGATGGCTCAGATCAAGGACAACCCAAGGATACCAGAAGAGCAGAAGCAGAAGATACTTGAGAGAATGAGTGAGCAAGTAGAAACTATTGTCAAGCGAGGCAATATTCTTATGAAAGATCTGTAGCCCCAACGAGGGGGCTACAAAAGTTATATGTAACTTTAGGCGGCTTCTTCTTTTTCATCACGCAAAACCCTTACCACCTCTTCAATAGCATCCATGTCCAAGCCGATATTCTCAGCGCATCCACGATACCTGTTGAGCCATGAGGCCAGTGCTATGCCAGCCTGTTTGCGTAACTCCGACTGTGACATCTCATCATCTGGATTGAAAGGCACATAGCCGCCGCCCTCTTTCCTAGTAGAGCGAGGGGATATAAAGGCAGGGTATTCAGTCACCTTGATAGCCCTGACCTCACTCTCTATGATCTCAGTCTTTATGGTTATGCGAAGCCCACTAATAAAACGCCTAGCCTGATCTACGCGGTGAGCATTTGCGGCCTCTTCATCATCCCAAGTGAAGATATCATAGGCCTCATGATCAGGCTGTGTTTTCATCCATGCAACAAGTTCGTCTGGAATACAGATGTTCCTGCCAGTCTTATTAAGATAATCATCGATTATCCTCTGCTTTGTAGCTTTATTAAATCTACTCATTTCATTTCCTTTCTTAATTAACTAGACCGCCGTGACCAACCTCGACTAAACCTGCCAGACCTGACCATGCCGAAACCGTCATAACAGACCATACCTCTACTCACCGTGCCAGACCCCGACTTGACCGACTTAACTAAACTTACCGCGCCTAACCGGAACTCACCAATTCATACCGAACCCCGACCGCCTTACCAGAACTCACCATGCCCCGTCACACCAAGCCCCACCAGAACATTACGTACCCGAACTTAACCGACCTACCTAAACGAAACGCACCTGACCAGAACAAACCAATCCTCGCCTCAACCGCCTCTACTCAACAAACCAGAACTTACAACGCCCAGCCGCACCGAACCACGACCGCCATAACTCGACTCAACTCACCCGAACATAGCAAAGCTTAACTTATCATTCCTTAACTCAACCGCCGTGACCATTTGAAGAGGGCGGCTCTCACCGCCCCCATCATTTTGTTACGCCGCACGGCGTAGACGCTCTTCCTGCAACAACTGCATAAGGTCTGCTGTTTCTTCATCAAAGCACACAGGCTGTTGCATAGCCATTTCTTGGACATCACGACCTTCTTTTGTGATTTCATCCCAGATACCTTGGAACTCACCCATTTCTTCAGCACTGCATACTGTCCATGTGCCAAAACCACCTTTGCCTTTTTCTTGGCGAAAGTCACCTATGCCACATATGGTTCCAGCATTCTGCAACAAGGACGTAATGCCCATGCCCCCAAGTGTTGGGGTGACATAACGTATCTCAACCTCTGCACACCACTCAGGCAGAAATGCCCTTGTACGTACATCAGGTGTTTTGTTCATGTCAGCAGAACGAACAACATCCATCTTCAAATAGGGCTTGCCCCAGATGTTGATGTGACTTTGTGGAAGGAAAATCAGACGCTGCACACTAGACTTGGTGATACCACCTGTCTCCAGTGCCGCAGTAGCCATCGCCTGTTTAACACCAGCCGCAGGAAAACAAAGTAAAGTGTCTCCTTTGGATTGTGTGTAAACACTATCTTGAAACTCTTGCTCAGGGTTGTGCTTGATCTCTTTCTTCTGTGCGGCAGTCTTCTTGCCGCCACCAATTAAAAGATCACGCTTTGACTTGGCAGACATCGAATTGAAGTACAATGGTGTTTGACCAATCATACGCAATGTGATGCGACCTTGCTTCAGTGCGTGTATCTCTACGGTATCATTACCAGTCTTTTTCGTTACAGCCATCTTCTTGTCCTTTCATTTCCAAAGATGATATTAATTTGTTCAAGTTGCTTTCAGCCTCAAGAACGCTACTTACAAACTCATCCAAATTCTGTGTGTCTGACAAACAAATCTCAGGATGTTTCCATATTTCATCTATCAATTCTTTCAACTTAACTTGAATGCTCTTGTAATTCTTTATCATAGTTAATCATCCCATTTACAATGTCAACCATTAAAATACAAATAATGTCATTTATTCTCAATAATGACATTTCCATAGGCTTCTTTACCAGCCTGTTCAGCATCATCGACCATGTTAGCCTTATAGTTTAACCACTGAATAATCTGTGATCGTGTCCACCGCTTTGGGCTTTTAAACGCTGGCTCTGGGAACGTGCTATCGTTCTTTCTTATTTTGAATAAAGCAGTCCTAGACATGCCAAGCATTTCAGCCAAGTGATTTACGTCCAGTGTCTCTGGAATTACATTCGGGTTTCTAGCTTTTTCCATTTTTCAAATTCCTCAATCAGGTTTGTGAATTTTTGTCTTGCTTCTGAGTTGTTGTTGAACTCAGACCTAGATTTTATGCCCAGCTTTTGCCTCAACATATTAGCCACCTCATCTTCCCCACCATCGACACCAAGGAAAATTGCAAAATGATCGTTTCTGCACAGCATTCCTGCGCTTGCAATCATCTTCTTAATCTCTCTTTGTTCATCGGGGATATCTGGCTCGTCCTGATCGTTCAGCTTGACCATTGCAACCATGTAACGCGAACCAACCCAGTCAGTATGCAGACTTGGTGGACACTCGTTAGGATGCAGAGATAATCTTAGTGTTATTCCATTCTTGTCTTGTGACATGGATATCTTTACAGCCTCAAAATTTATTGCTGCATCTCTCACGCTATCCATCGTATTTGCTCCTTGGACCTATGCCGCCATGAAAGTTTCCTCGTTTCTGATTGGCATAAGAACGGTCTGTTCTCTTTCCAACATTAGAACCACCATACAAATGAAAGTTTTTAATCTTTTCATTCATATCTTTTAGGTGTTGCGAAAACTCTTCAGCGGTCATTTCATTTGCATTCTTCATTAAACTTCTCCCAGTTGGATTTTGCCCATTCCATTGGGTTTATCCCTTGTAGATCCCACCATGTTCTTTCATCACCGTAATGATGCAGTTTCATATGACAGGAGTGGCACAGAGGTACACACCAATTGTCTCCCACTTTCATGCTCATGGCGTTAGGCTCTGCGAACATGATATGATGCGCCTCTGCGCCGTACCCACAGACCAAGCAGGGGCTTCCTCTCAAGGTCTGTAGATATTTCTTTGATCGAACTCGTTTAGAACGGAATGTCATCATCAATAGGCTTAGGCTTTGGTGCGTAGCCACCAGACTGCCCACTTCTTTCCTCAAACTTTGATCCGCGAAGAGACAAGAATGTTTCGCCAGTTTTCTTGGCAACCTTCTTCCAGCCAGCCATATTTAGTTTTGGCTTGTCTACGCCCCTCTCCATCTGACTAACCAAGTCATTGACGACCTCATCAGATAATTCCAGATTGCCTGTGTAATCAGGCGAGTTTTCTTTTGTTTTTTTCTTGTTGGCAAACAAGACACCGGATGGTGGATACTCAGTCATGCCGCTTCTCCCTTCTTCAAAGTTTCAGAATGTTCAATAAAGTTACCTAGAACTTTTTGATATAGTTTATCATCACCCTTCTTTAAAACATCTAGGGCGTCCTCGTTATTGCCCCAGAATACACGAAGAGTTTCTATATCTTTGCAATCGGGTATGAAGGAAATAAATATCTCTGCTATCAACTTATACCCATCTGCCTCTTTACGATCACCGTTGGCAGAGTGAATGATTACTTTTGATTTTCCCTCTACAAATGGCTCAGACTCTTTTGTTTCTTTTGGCTCAGGCTCTTCCACGCCTTGTGGCAAGTCTTCACCAGCGTAGATGTAATGACCCAGACCATGCATAGCGCAACATTTTGCCAAGCACCTTTGCAAAGCAGTATTGACTTGAAAGCTGTCTGGATTTTTTACAGATTTGTTTCTGTAATCAAGAACAGGCATCAACTCACTTTGCTCTTCCTCACCAATAATTACCGTCACCTCAACATAGGCAAAGCCTTGGTCATCCTTGGTGTAAGGCAACTCCGTATCCCAGATACGCTTTACATATCTAGCTTGGGGATAGCTATCCTTTACCTTTCCCCACGCCCATGCCCAACTCAAATAGGTCAGGCCATTCTTTTCTTCAGTATGCTCTGACACATCGATTTTAGATAAGGTCTCCCAAATACTGCTCATTCTATATCTCCTCTATACTGTGAGCAAAATGTGGCAACACCGCAGTAGTTGCCCTTGCATCGGACATATTCACCTTCACGGTGTTCTATCTCCAAAACCTTTCCGTCATTGCCAAGGGCTTCATGACCCCCAACAAATCCGTGTGCTAATTCCTCTGTTTCAAAAACCCTCAAGGCTCTTTTGTTGCCCTTCTTTTTTACAGCCCACGCCTCTCCACGCTTCCATCTGTCCTCATCGCTGCACTCAGGCAGTTCCTCACCAAGATCAAAGGCTATTTGTGCAGACTGGTGTAAAGCCACCCTATCGCTCACGTAACGCTCTCTATCCTCTTTAGGCCACAGGGGTACGTCTATGGTCACTACAGGGGCCTGTGGGTAGTCTGAGCGGCGTTCAGCCTCCCTTCTATTCCAATCCCTCAGTATGGCAACGACTTGTATGGATTTAACAGGCAAATCTTTGTTCTTATCTACGAGGTACGCATAGCAGTTGAGTTGGTACTCCCACTCGACCTTGCCATGAATAACAGACCAGACGCTGGTAACTTTATAATCAGTTATGCTTATTGATTTGCCATCATCCTTCTGATGGTCTATTGCCCCAGACAAAACCCACTTGTTTATCTTGTGGAACAGTCTCTCCTCTATGGTGACACCATCATCAGTCGAGGCACTCTCAAGAACGTGATGCACGGCAGTGCCGAACAAAGGCCATATCATATCGCTAACGTCAGAGGTCATCTCATCACGATGAGCATCGCGCATCAGTCTGATGCGTGGACTATCTATTATTGATGTCACTGAAATATTTGCATCGCCTTTGGAATACTTGTCATTCCTGACAAAGTTGACAAAAGACTGAGGCAGGTCATAATTGTTTGTAATCTTCATATGTATACTCTCCCAAGTACATATTGTAAGGTAATGCTATTGTTTATGAATGTCAATAGGTGTTTTTAAATGACCACAAAAATACATCAATTCACGATTGAGGGAGAGCCAGCAAGCAAGGCTAACAGCAGAAAGATAGTCACGATAAGAGGAAGGCCAGTATCTATAAAATCTGACAAGGCACGAAAATATGTCACATCATTTTCTCATCAGTGCAAAAAACTTGACGAGTTATTTGACGGTGACGTATCTGTAGAGATGATGATTTATTATGCCAGCAGAAGGCCAGATTTAGATGAAAGTTTAATTTTAGATTGTATGCAAGGTAATGTTTTTATTAATGACAGACAGGTCAAGCAGAAACATATTTATTGGGGGCTTGACAGAGACAGACCCAGAACAATCATCAGAGTGTCGGCTTTGGAGGCAAGTTCTATCCCAAGCCATCTCAGATGCGTATCTTAGTGACCAAAAGCAGAGGCAGTCCGTTACAGAATGGATTGCCTCTAAAGATTTTAGAACAGTGTGTGATTTCGCATTTGTAGATTTTTTTCAGATGAAAAAGATCTTCTATAAAATTTTAAACATGAAAGGTAATGAGGCAAGAGAAGAGGGAAGGGAAATAAAACAGTTGTTAGATAGATAGTATATTATAATCATAATATATTATAATAATAATATATTATAATATACATCGACAAATAGTATTATTGACATGGTGCCTCCAGATGAATATGGTTTATGTGTTCTTGGAGGAACCTAATCATGAAACTAGAAAATTCCCTTATTAGTACCGCGTATAAACTTGGCTCTGGGCAACACAGAGTTCAGTGTCCGTATTGTTCTTCATCACGAAAAAAGAAGGGCATGAGAGACCTGTCTATAAATGTCGAGAGTGATCAAGTTTTGTATCATTGTCATCACTGTGAAGAGACAGGAAAAATAAAATTAGAAAAGCCACAGGCTCAGGTGAGGAGAAGACAGTTGAGAGTTGTGCCTAAAGAAAGTTACATGGAACTTTCTGCAAATTCAATAGCTTGGCTAAAGTCTCGCGGCATATCAAAAGACACTGCATTAAAATTAGAACTCAAAACATCGAATACATACATACGCTCTGTCGATAAAGAAACAGAGTGCGTGGTTTTTCCATACAAAAATCAAGGGCAGCATTACGCAGCCAAGATCCGTAGTTTGTGTGACAAAGGATTTTCATGCAACGGTAGCCCACAATCATTTTTTAATATTGATAATGTGGAGGCTGATGGAGATTTAATTATCTGCGAGGGCGAGATAGACGCTTGCTCGTTTGTCGAGGCAGGATGGAACTCCGTGGTTTCGGTTCCTAACGGCGCTGTCATGAAAGTTGTCGATAATGATATAGCCCCGGAGGACGATAATAAGTTTAAATTTTTATGGGCCGCTAAACACGAAATTGAGCAAGCCAATAAAGTTATAATTGCCACCGACTCAGACAGTGCTGGTCAGGCTATGGCAGAGGAGATAGCCAGACGTATTGGGCGTGACAGGTGTTGGAAGATCGAATATCCAGAAGACTGCAAGGACGCTAATGACGTTCTTATCAAGCACGGCAAGAAAAAGCTGAATGACATCACGGCGTTTTGCAAGCCTTGGCCTGTCGCGGGTCTTTACGATGCCGCGCATTTCTATCAGGAACTGGATGAGATTTATGAAAAGGGAATGGCTAAGGGGATCGGAACGGGCTACCCAAACCTTGACGAGCTATACAGCGTAGTCGAGGGGCAACTTACCGTGGTCACTGGGCATCCCTCATGTGGCAAGTCGGAACTGATTGATCAGTTGATGGTAAACCTAGCCGTTAATCACGATTGGAAGTTTGGCATATGCTCATTTGAGAACGAACCACGATTGCATATAGCCAAGTTAATATCGAAATATTTTGAGAAGCCGTTTTTTGAGGGCATGACCCCAAGAATGACCAAAAATGAATTGGAACGGGGTAAGTCATTTATACAAAAACATTTCTCGTTTGTGTATCAGGCAGACGGTTCGATGGCCACGGTTGACGGTATCATCGAAAGATTAAAGATTGCAGTGATGCGGAACGGTATCAAAGGCGCGATCATCGATCCATATAACTACATAACCAAAAACAGGGACATCTCAGAGACCGACTGGATATCCGATATGCTGACAAAGCTGAGGGTGTTTTCCCAGTCGCACGGCATCCATCTCTGGTTTGTGGCGCATCCAACAAAAATGATGCGTGATGCTAACGGCAACATTCCGCCGCCAAAAGGGTATGATATTTCGGGGAGTGCGGCATGGTTCGCAAAGGCTGATGTCGGGCTGACCGTGCATAGACCAGACCCAGAGTGCAACGAAAGTGAAGTGCATATCTGGAAGTGCCGCTTTTCATGGGTGGGGCAACAGGGCAAGACTAGCCTGTTTTTTAATCCTGTCACATCGACATACACGGCAGAGCGTGATGATCCATTCGCTGATCTGACAGAGCCAGAATACGAAACACCTTTCTGATGGACAGGCTGGGCAAGGAATTATTAGAAGAAGCCAAAGGGAAGATTGACGAAAGGGGTGAGGAATATGGTAGCCCTCTTGATAATTTTTCTAGGATTGCGAGACTGTGGAGCGTTATACTCGACACTGACATAACACCACTACAAGCGGCGTTATGCATGGATGCTGTTAAAACGGCGAGGCTTTGCACCACGCCTGAGCATTGGGATAGTCTCGTTGATAAGGCAGGATATTCTGCCGTGATGGCAGAGATAGCAGGAGAATTAAATAAAATTGGAACTGATGATAGTAGTTGACCTATCGAAAAGTTACATGTAACTTTTTTCAAAGTCATGATTTATTATGATTTCCTCCCAAGTACACTAGGGGTGACCCCGAAAGGTCACCCCTCTTTATCTCAAGAGTTAACTTACTTACCCCATTTAAATGCTTAGGGTGCGAGGGCTTAACGCATAGCGCAGTAAGTCTGGCGTCCGGTCACTCTCAGTACCGCTTGGAGTTGCACCCACCGAAACTGGAGAGGTGCGTAACACGCTAGAGATTGAGGGGGCGTGTCACGCTTGCGGTTTCCTCTGCAACCGTTCAACCACCCCTCATTGTTTGGGTACGTTCCAATGCATTCTTAGAACGAAACCATTTGGCTGTAAGTCAGCAACGTCACCATCGGTTGTGTTACCAATTGTGTATTGCTCACTGTATTGGTCATAGGTCATGTAAGAAACAAAACGTGGCATCGTGCCAAGTTTGTTGCATTCTTCCATGTAGGCTTTCTTGGCTTTTTCTATATCCATTACCAATCGCTCCTTTGCAACAGCTTGATCCCAGCGACCGCAAATATGAAGACACCAGAATATAAAACAATGATGCCGACAAAAATATTGTTGACTGGGTTTTCGATAAACTCCACACCTGCCATGCAGGTCATGATACCAAGCATAAAAACAAAACACCACCTAAGCATCATCAATCTCCCATACATTTTCTAGCGTCCAGTCGTGTCCATCATCAACTTGAACCCATCCTATAGCTTCTTCCCCCGCTATATTCCATGCAGTATTTGCATCGGGTGCTTCGACTATAAACTCGTAGCCCACATCCATCGTGGCAGTAACTTTAAACATCGGCATCATCAGTCTCCCTTGTTAGAACAAACTTGCGAAACTCAACTGGATCTAAGTCACCGTTTGCAAGTTCTGTAATGAGTTCAATCACGCAAGAAAAACCGCCATAGAGTTCTGGGAACTTATGCAACACTTGATCTTCAGTGAGTTTCTCGACACCGCCCTGCTTCATATCAACGTGATACTGAAACTCTTCCATCGTTAGCCATGAATATGGGCTGGCATCAATGACAAAGGCTGGTTCTTCATCACAGTCAAGGTAGACAAAGTGGGTAGCCTTGCGGATACCCTCTTCGTCTTCATGTTCGATAGCTGGTCTATAGGTGTAGCCAGCATATCCAAATTTTGGTGCGTTGCTATGATTAATCATCTTCACTCTCCTCAACATCACGCTCAATGTGATCAGTGATTGCTGTTAACAAAAGATGCGTTGCAAATTGTGGATTAGGAGCGGAGCCATAGGATAACTCGACAACAAACCTAGACATTATGTTTGCAACGTCAAACGGTGTTGCTCCCTTGTCTGCAAATTCCTGCGTCACATCAAACAGGCGATCATAAATATCTTCGCATTTCATTTTTTTAAGTCCTCTCTAATCGAGTTGAAAATGGCTATGCAGTGAAATACAAAAGCCGAAAACAGGCATGACGATAAAAATATCATCGTGACCCAAAAGAAATGATCTTCCATGATAACTCTCCCAAGTTATGGGGCGGCAGAGCCGCCCAGTATTTTACACGTTGTCCAGTTCTTTGAGGACATGAGCCTTGACCCTACGGTCAAACAGCTTTTTGCAGTCACCAAGTGAACGATGGAATGCGTGGACGTTGTTGGTAGCGTCCAGCTTGTTATCGTGCTTGAAGTCATAGACTGGTGCATCACCACTCGACTGACCATGTACCATCAGCCAGCCATCTTCTGTGAAGCCAGTCTTTTTCTTAATGCCGACTAACTTGACCTTAAAAACTCTGGTCATATCATCATCGATATGGCTAAAAGTATGAGGCTTGGCAGTCAGTACAAAGCGCAAGCCAGCGGATGAATTGATAACAGCCAGTCCACGATCATGCACCAGCTTTTTCCAGCCTACGCCGATAGTGACATAGACCTTCTCCCAATATGACTTGCCCTCATTCTCAACGCCAACCACCTGACCATCAGAAGGTTTGCATAGATCGACCTGAGTGCGTGTGCGCTGATATATATATTCAAGAGCGCGAGCCGCATAAGCACAACCTATGCCGCCAATTTTACCAATCGGGTCATAAGCCTCACGCTTGTTGCGTTCTTGTCGAACCCTGCGGATGTGTCTACTAAGGTTGTCTATGTTTTCCTCAAATGCCCTACGCATATTGTTGCTGAGGTCATCGATCCCACGCTTGAAATCCTTAGCCTCAGCAGGCATGGAATATGTGTCTCTTTCACATATGCCTTTGATGTAGGAGTGAGGCGCACCCCACTCCTTACGAGCCTTAACGATTTGCTCTGCCGCAAATGACAGAGACTTATGCTCTTTGACTGTGTAAGTCATAATCAATCTCCCATTTTAAGAATGGCAACCTCACCCCAAGGTGCGGTATCGGAGCCAATGTCGGTTGAAACCCAAAGCACTGGGTAATCCGGTGCATCGGGGAAGTCAGATATTTCCAAGTCAGTCAGCCCGACAAAGTTGTCACAAGGCAACTGCTTGTCTTCGATGTAGTCAAACACTGG